ATCTTGGACTGCCAATGATGTTATTGGCAAAGGTGTCCATTCTGAAATTGTTACCTTCCTTGTCTAATACAACTGCACTTAACAATGGACCAAAGGCATTGTAATCGCCAATACGATCCCAGTTTACATAGATTGGAATTGTATTGTGAATATCATCTGGTTCGATTTCAAATGATGCACCAGATCCACTAGAAACAGCACCAAAGGTAATTGTTGATCCTGGATTGGTCGTGGATGCACGATAACCAGAACCACCTTCTGTTACTGCAAACGATAGTGTACCACCAAGATCGATGGTTTCTTTTACAAGAACTCTGCCGAATTCGCCAACTTGACTTGAACTAAGTTGTACGATATCGCCTGGAACATAACCACCACCAGCAGCAGTAATTGTAATTGAGTTGATACCTGCTTGGATAATCGGAGCATGTCCAGTTACAGATGTATCTGTTTGCAAATGAATTCTTTCTTCATTAACAAACGTGCCAACGATTCTGGACAACAGAATCTGCATGACATCAAGACCACGAATCGTGCGGCGAACAACATCTTCTACAAGAGCAATTGCACCAGAGTCAGAACCTACAATCGTTTTCCCGATAAAGTCATAAGTGTTTTTATCGTAAGGTGTAACCAAATAGCGATCAATGCGCCAGTCGCCATCTGATACCTTAAGAATCTGTTCTGATGGAAGATTAAGATCAATGTCTTCGCCATAGATGGCACGGAACATCAACCTATAGGCAGCGAAAGTGCCACGAGATCTATTGAACTCGCCAATGTATTTTGCCATCAATCTCTTGTCGGCAATTACAGTGGTAGGAATAGATGGAAGAAGATCTGACTCGAAATACTTTAGATATTCTTCAGTCGTTGTAGAGATGTCACGATAGGATTCAAGATTACGAATCGCATCAGTCATCTGCCCTGTTTCTTCCATCCAAGCATAGTATGCCTCGATGAAAGCAAGGAAATTTTGCCCATCTTCTTTGTAGAAGTCTGGAAACTGGTTTTGAACCAGTTTTGAAATTTTCTCAGTAACTGCCATTAGGTGTACTCAGAGATTACATTAACAGTTGCGTCATTTGAATCCATAATTAGAATCTGCTCACGAGTAGGAACAACATCCAGATTCTGTGGAGTTACAGTCAGTTTCATTTGATCATCAACAAAAGAACTTGGAATGAAACCATCAAGAACCACTGTGCCTGTAGTATAGTCAATCGTTCCAGCAGTTGATTCCAAAACAACCTTCGCTCTATTTGAATCAAAACGATAGATTCTAACATTACCCAAACCATCATCATCAATGAACGAATTAAACCCTTCATAAGTGAACTGACTTGAAGAAAGAGTTCCTGTACGCAATTGATTATTGAAGTAGAAAGTAAGATTTTGAGAGATATCTAGTGTAGGAATAAATCTTCTTTGAATCTGAATTGATGCATCAGTGTTCAAAATATCACCAATGCTCAAATTATCTAGTGTGCGAACAAAACGAGAATATCTCAAACGATTGCCAAATCTTTCTAGATTGCTCGCAGAGAAAGAATCAATTGCAGTCAACACAGCACTTCTAATCGCAGTCGGAGAAGTTGTGGTTGATGTGGCATTGTAATACGCTTTGACCGTTGGAATGATATATGTGTATTCTGGATCAATAATCACAGGGTCAATACCCAATGGTGTACGAGTAGAGATACTTGCTTTGAGTTTTGCTTTGCGATTTTCTGTTGCAAAGTTTTCGCCAAAAGGTTTCACGCCGATGTAGACTTTACCATATACCGCAGGAGTTGCTTCTTCGCCACCAAATGCTACAACAGATTGAATGTCTGCATTCTCAGCAAGGATGATTCTTTCGTAATCGTTTTGAACTACGGCACGGTTTTGTGTTTGGTAATTTTTTGGAGCATTAAACTTGATTGAATCAATGGTTTCTGCTGCACGACCACCTGCAGATGCAGAGTTTGTTGTCAATGATGCGGCAGTATATGAAACACCAACACTCAGCGTGTCAATTGAGAAAGTTTCTGCACCATTTGTAGAATCACCATTACAAACCAGATAGTCAACGATTACGATGTTTCCGTTTTGGAGTGGTTTACCAAGTGCACCTGTACTGAACACAATCTCATACTTTCCATCTGCTGCTTCTTCAAGGAAGTACACAGGTGAGTTAGAGTAGATCTGATTGATGTTTGTAGCACGAGTGAATTCAGTTCTTGTTGTATCAACTGAAGACTCTTGCACACTTACCACAATGCTAGAAGTATCAACATTTGCATTCGGAATAATATAACGAACAGGGCTAGAGGTGCTGACCGTGAAACGATGCGTCAGTGGTTCGCCTTCTTTAATGTTGATATTTCGAGTGTAAGAACCACTGTTGTTGATTACAGTATATGCTTCTGGTGTAACATAAGTATATGTCACATCATCAATCGTAGTTGTGAACTTCGAGTTCTTTGGAATCGTAAACTGAGAAGTTCCAGATGTAACGCCACTAAATGACACAAATACATTTGCTGTTGCGCCAATCGCAGAAGTTGGAGTGTATCCCAATTCCTTAGCACGAGAAACAACAGACTCACGCTGCTGCGCAGTATCCAAGAACATCTCATTGGCGAGCATGTTCAGATAATATGCATTGTAGTGTGTGTTATAAGCGAGTACATCCAACAAGGTTGCCATAGCGGAACCTTCGAAGTTGAAGTCTGCGAATTGATCTTGTGTACTTAGATAAGATTTCAGATTCGTACGAATCTGTTCGAAGTCTAACTCAGTAACTTTAAGATAGGTGTTTGCCGTTGCCATCAGCGTACTCGCTCAAGTATTACATCCAGTACAACTGGATTTGGATCGTTCTTAATCATAAACGCAAGAGATGCAGTAAGTGCATTTAGATCAGGGTGGTCTTCAACCAACACCTCTAGAATCTCTGCTCTTGGTTCATAGTTTGTGATAACTTCTTTAATTGCATTCTCCATTGATTGCTTAATCGCTGGAGTGAACAATTCAAACAGATAATAACGAATAGAACATCCAATATCAGGTTTGAAAGGACGCTCATAAAAATCTGTGAGGATCAAAGACTTAACAGACTGCTTCACAGCCTCTCTGTTAGTCTTGCGTGTAACAGCACCAGTGATTGGATGCGGGATGAACGCAAGATTCAAATCGCTGAATACTTCTGATGCCATTTCTTATTTAACCCTCGTTTTTTGCGTTTTGTATTTCTGCTCTACGCTCTTTGCATAGTTTTGCGATCTCAGCAAGTGCCTTTCTCGCTCTTGTTCCTGCTGACTTATTGCCTTTATCAAACTTTTCGCTCTCAAAAGTATAAGTCTCAAATAAATTTACTAAAGAATCATGAATTTTCATAAAAAAGCCTTGACTTATCAATTCAAAATGGGTATAATCAGGATGTCCCCTTTAAGGTAAAGAAGCCAAAAGGAATTCCTGTTGTTCTATTTATACTTGTTAATTAACATTCATAACAACTTCTAGAATCATCGCTTCGATTTCGTTCCAATCACCACCAACTTCTGAAACCAACTTATTCGTTGCACCAGATTCATAGTCTGTATCCCACTTTGCCTGTCTCTTCGGTGGATTACCATAACTCCAAACAATTCTTTCTCTCACAACACCCTTTGTTCTATCGAATGTTATGACTGCAATGTTCCATGCTCCTGCAGGTCTAGATCCCACTGAGTCATTAGACCACTTATATGTTTCAGTTTTCTTCGTATTGTAAACACGCACTTTTGCATCAAACATTTTTTGATCAAAAGCAAAAAACATCGACTTCGTTTGCTTATGACGGAATTGTATTTGTTGCTTTGGTTTCCCTGCCAACCATTCGTCAGCATTATAAGTGATAACATTACCCTTGCTATTCGTGACTGTCTGAGTTCCTGTTAATTCTGAAACTTCTTCGATTTCCTTGACATCTTCCTTAGGAGTTTCAACAGGTTTAGATTCAGCAATTACTGCACCTTCTGGTTTTGGTTCTTCTTTCTTGACTTCTTGTATTTCTACAATATCACTAGATTTCTTTTCTTTGAGTGATGCTTCAGCTTCAGCAAATGTTTCTTTGATCCATTTAATCAAACCTTCTTCATTAGCATAAGTTGTTGCTTCACCCTTGTTGAAGTATCTTTCTTGCTTGGTGTAGGTCTTTGTAATATAATCCCAAATTCTTACTTTACGATCTTGCAGTGTTAGATTTTTAGGATCTTTATTGTTTTTCTTTTTATATGCTTCAACATAAATTTTGTATCTCTTTTCTGCTTCTTCACCATCAATCTTAGGTTCTTTCTTTTTATACCAAAATGGATTTTGTGAAGTGTCGAAACTTCCTTCGCCGCCCTTTTCCCAGATTAGATCCTTATATGCCCACCACCAAGCATCAAAGTGATATGATCCACTAAGGTCCAATCCTTTAAGGATTGTTTCAATAGACTTTCTAACCATGCCTTGTGTATAAAGGAATGCAGCACCAGCACCACCAGTTTGATTGTTCTTGGTGTTGTCTGTTGTTGGTGCTGGAACTGGTGGCGCAGGTGGTGCTTTTGGAACTTCTGGTTCCTTCGGCAAGTTGTCTGCAACCTTCACAATCGATGTAACACCAGTTTGTGGATCTGTTTGAAGAATGTCTTTCGTCTCAATATTCTCTACCGTATTACACAGAGTGTCTGGAGAGATCTTCGGCAGACCATCAGAACCAAAGAAGTTTGGAATGGCAGGTGCTTCACCTGTACGACAAGTCCAAACTCCGCTATTGTTTTCGCAATCTTCTTTAGTATAATAACCTGGAATAGAACACTCACAAATCTCTGCAATCTCTCCTGCCTTCGGAAAAGAAGGAATTGCACCATCCGCTGATGGGAATTTTAATCCACTCGATCCAAGATTACTAAATGCATCTTGAGCACCACCAACCAAGTTTGCAAATGTGTCAGAACCTTCAGAACCCGTGCTTACATATTCACCAAGATTATCATCCCATTCAAGACCAGTGTTCAATGCACTAGGTTGAGTTGCTGCCTTGCCGCTAAAGAAATCGGTGATAGAGGATACGCCACCAGAAATCTTTGAACCCCAATCACTAAATGCACCTGGACCACCACCAAGATTTCCAAGAGAACTGAGACCAGGAAGTCCAGATCCTAAGTCACCAGTCAGCGTAGTTTCTTCACAAACCCAAGAACCACCGCCATCAATACACTCTGATTCTGTTGCTGCAGTGAAGTTTGTTCCACCAACACAACGACAAGATAACACAGCGTCTCCTGCCTTTGGTAATGAAGGCATGCTGAAGTTTTTAAAGAAGTCGCCAAGTGCTGGAGATGCAGCAGCAACTTTATCGTTTAGATCTGGAACAACGTCTCCGAATTTGTCTTTAATGCTTTGGACACCAGCAGCAAAATCGACTGGATCAGATTTGTCGTTGAGACTTAGCAGTTCTTGCTGGAGATTAAAGTTCTCAACAGTTTTACATACCCAAGTTCCACCACCCTCTTCACACTCTGATTGTGTTCCAGCAAGATAATTGGTTCCGCCTTGACATGTACAAACTTCTGCTGGTCCAGTGGCAGCAGTATTGAAGTTGGAAATCCCTTCATTCATTTTAGATTGAATAGACTCCATGCTGGTGAGACTGCTAAGATCACCAGTCATTAAACTTTTCAGGCTGCTTTTGCCCTCAGTTACCTGCTTAATATCTGCATCTTTAATTGTACAGATTGCCATTCTTATCCTCCAGCAAACACATTAGAACTGCCTGAAGCAGTGTGCCCACATGTGGCAGCATCACCTGCTCTACATACACCAATACCATTTACAAATACCGTGCTTGATCCTTCTGCCATCGTTGGTGATGCATGCGGAGGCAATCCATGCCCTGCAACAGCATCCCCAATACGAACTGCACCAGAACCATTGACGAATACATCGCTAGATCCGCCAACGAGCGTACCACCTGCAGAGTCAACATCTTTACGAGAAATTCCTGGCATATTAATTCAGATTGATTGTTGCGCCTGTTACTGTAACAGTGCCAGTTGTTGATTCAGTATGATTTCCACCAGTCGTTTCAGTTACATTACCAGTTACAGTTTCAGTAATGTTTCCTTGAACAATAATGTTCTGATTCGCTGGTGTTTGTATCTTCATATTGCCCTTGGATGTCACATAGTGTGCACCAAGATTGGTCAACTTATAATCACCAGTTGCGAAGAACTGCGTATTGCCGAATGTGGTCAATGCATAGTCTTCATTTACAGTGATTGTATAATCGTTCTTAACATTAAGAATCTTTTCGCCACTTACAACATTCTCTACACAATTTCCGTTCACCAATGTCAGATAGTCATTGTCTTTTACATTGCATGCTCTTGACTTACCAACTTCGGTTTCTTGATTATGTGCAACTTTCGTTTGATGAGACTTTTGGAAGTCCATAGACATTTCACCTTCTACCTGAAGATGATAGTTGCCCTTAATTAATTCACGCTTGTTGCCATCAATCGTAACATTGTAGTCGCCTTTGATATACACATTATTGTTCTTCAAAAGCAGTTCGTAATTGTCACCAATAACCTTTACAGTCTTTGTTCCATCAGCAATAATTTCTTCATATGTTCCTGCTGGATGATAGCGATGGTATCTTTCCATGCCATCTGTGTCATCAAACTCTTGTAAATGACCACCTTCCGTTTCATAGACATGATTGTGCGGATAGGATGAAATGTAATTGTCTGCTGCAGGCAATTCAGACCATGTATAAAGAGTATAATACGATGATGCTCTGTCAGGCGCAACAGAAGTAATTTTTGGCGGACGTGCGCAAGCATACTTAATTTCGTTGCCGCTATCATTAACACGTCTTGAGTTCTTATCAATTCTTGCAGGATGAATGTCGCATAAACCTTCACGCCCTGCTGGGTTCATATCACTTTCATTGATCCATTTTGGATAATCTCCGTATGGATCGTTGAATCCTGTACTCGTGTCTGCAAAATCAGTCGGAACGCCAGTGAGCGATCCAATAATGACTGGTTCTTGAGCACGCTCTCCATCCATGAAGAAACCAATGACCCAAGCACCCTCAACCAAACCAGTCGGTGAGTGTCCAATTCCAGAAACAGAGGCAGATTGAATACCATTGACAGTTAGTGCCCATGGCAATGATTCAGTTGGAATCTGAGACTTGTCAGCAGTGTGCCAACCAAATGCACGAACACGAACCCTGCCCATTTGGACAGGGTCGTTACGATCTTCAACGACTCCAACGAACCACGTGAAGTCACCTCTGCCGATAAAATTGCGCATTATTTACTTTTTACGACCAAATTTGCTTCTTATTGTTGTTTTCGTGGTGGAAACTTCTTCGACCACTTCTGCGGCATCGTCGGTTTCTTCATCTGGAATATACACATCTGGTTCTACAACCTCTTGTAAAAATTGTGCCTTTGCTGCTGCCTTCTTTCCGAGTTCAGCAAGCATTTTCTTTTCTCTATCAGATCCTGGCAATGGCATTTTAGTTCTCCTTAGATTATACCTGTGTCTTTTGCACATTCTAATATTGTGATGAAGTTGGAACCTGTTGTTCCACCACTCATTTTATGACGAATCTTAGTAATTATATATTTCCCACTCAAATATGTATCAATCTGACTGCCTTCCTTATCTCGCTCAGTGTTTGTTGTGAGAGGGAAAGTAAGATTGATGGTGTTTCCTACATTCAATTCTGCATCACCTGGAACAGCAACTTCCAAAATTGTATTGAAGATGATTGCACTGTATGCTTCTTTTTTCTGTAGAAAGTGATTAATTCTTTTTGGTAGGTGATTTTCAGCAGAGAATACCATGCACTGGCAGTCATGTCCGCTTCTATCTGTAATCATCGTAACAACTGGTTCGCCAACCGCACCACCTTGCATCTTTGCTTCTTGCAAAGTCTTAAAACTATTTGCACTCTTGTCATAGTCGTAGTATGATTCATACATTGTTTTCTTATGAACATCGAGATTCATCAAAACAGAACTGTACATTCCGCTTGCAAGATTCTCAAGAGTGTTGATTTGCTTCAACACATTATAAGAAATGATCTTAAAAGGATCATCAGTTTTTAATGCTTCTTCGCCATCCTTTGGCAAAACTCTTGGCGTGTTGGATATTTTGTAAATGTATGACTTTACTGGATCTGAGGTTACAAGGTTGGACAGATTTCTAAAATTAAATCCTTTCGCATCTTCATAGAAAAGATAGAATGGAATGTGATCGTCAGAATCTGCTTCCTTTCCCAAAAAATCTATCGTGTCATCAACAGACAAGTTTGGAATAATTAATTTCTGCGCACCAATTGTTTCATCATATACATTGGTTTTCTGAATCGTGTATTTTATAGTGTCTTTGACTGATGCGTGTAATTGTTTCGCATTTTTGTTGTAGATGAATTCATCAACAATGTTATTCACCATCTTAGAAATTGTTGATCCAGAACTTCCACCATATGCTCTGGAAATCTTTACTGGCGCAGAAATGAATGCTTCAACACTAACCCCAGACAAGTTATAGATCTCTTGGTTCTCATTTGATCTTTGACGACTAGACAATTCATACAAACGAAACATATGATTGTTGAATGTCATTGCAGTATCAGATTCGCCTTCAACACCTCTGTTTCTATAAGAGATAACAAGAATTTCATTACCATTGAATCCACCAGAATACTTGTTTTCTTTATCCGCTGGAATGTAATTCATCAAAGAGATAGAATCGACAAGAACAATGTCACACTGAAGATAATGTTCAAACAAATTTTGATAGATGTTTATCTCAGCGATCATGGTTGAGACATCAATAACCTGCCCAGCTGTTGTGAGCAAGATCGCATTTTTGAATTCAATATCGCCAGGCTGGCGATAACCTTTAGAGAATTCCGCCATTACAATCCATTCCTAAGAATATCTTCTACCTCATCTCTAATTTGCGGGAGATATTTTTTGTCAAGCAATTTAATCTTTCTTCTCTTTTCGTTCTGTTCTTCTTCCCAATCATATTTGTAGATTGTTCTACGAGCAGTTGGAGAAGTTGATGCGTATGCTGTTGCATCAATTACCAAATAACGCTCTGGAAGAATTGTTCCATCATAAAGTGTTTGCTGTTCAGCAACAATTTTGCGGTATTCATGTACAGTTGATTGTGCAGTTTGAATGCTACCATACTTGCCTTTGAGATAATCTTCAAAATCTCTACCAAATAATGGCCATTCGAAGACAGGATCTACAATATCGTTGTAGTGCAAAACCAACCAAGCATAGGCAGAACTTCCATAATACTTGTTTGCGATGGTATCTGGACGATCACCTGCCTGAATGTCATATGAATAATACACATTCAGATTATCCTTTACAGATGAGCGAACCTTAAACCGACGCATGATATTCGTCAGTTGCACCTTTTGCCCAACATTGGTTAGATCATGTTGAGTCTTTGGGAAATATGAGAAGTAATTAGACATTATCCGCAACTATCCTCTGATGGTTCTGCTTCTGCTGTTGTATCGTCGACGGTAAGACCTTCTGGGAAATTTTCTCTCGTCAAAATCTTCGTTTCAACGAATGTCATAGCGATTTCAACAATAACTGGTGCTTGATTGCCTTCACCTGGACGCTCAAAGAATGCAGGAGTGTTTTCACCAGCATAGTTCACCTGAAGATCTTTAAGAACACAATCATTGATCTTAAACAAATATGGTGCAATGGTAGGAGAAAATCTAAGTTTGAATTCAGCAGGATAATCAAACGCCAATTGACTTCCTTTTAGATAACCAGGATGCATGTGATATTTTAATGCATTGATCAACTGTTTGATTACATCTGATTCTTGTTTGTTACGAGCAATCAAACGATAATTGAATGAGAAACTGCGCATGTTGACGCCACGGAAAAGAGTGGCGAGGTGTGGATTGATTGCGACACCAGCAGCAAGACCAGCACCTGCTAATACATTTTCCGCACCACCAGCAACAGCACCGAGCAGTGCGCCTGCGCCACCGCCCATCTTAGCACCAATTGCTGTGGCAAGACCAACGCCAGCAGTAGCAGCAAGAAGTCCACCAAGATCGTTTGCGTCTTTTTTGGCATTAGGCGATGCGGTTGCTCCTTTATCTAAACCAACAGCATTTGCAGCAGTTTGAACAAATCCACCACCTATATCAAGCAATCCTTCAACCGCACCCATAACATCTTGCCCACCAAGACGACCAGCTGCAGCAGCACCTGCCATTTTTAGTTCTTGTGTTTCCCAATTTGCACCATAAGAAACCTGCAAATTTGATGGAACGGGAAGAACGATTGTACGCAAAGTTTTGCCATATTCGTTTTTGCCAGCAGAGAGTCGTTTTCTTTCAACGATCTCATAGAGCATATAATGATCATTGTCAAGATCAAGTGGGAATACAATCGGAGAAGCAACTGAAGACTTGTACAGTTCTCGCAACTCACCCTTCACTGAAGTTGAGTTCATTTTCTTCTTCAACAATTGATTGAAGTTTGCGGAAATGGATGGACCATTAGCACCAAAAGAGATACCAATGTTCCCAGCACCACTAATACCAAATGGATCTTTAATCAGATTTGATGCTAGTCCGCCGCCAAAAAATTCTCCGAGTCCCATGCGATCCCCTATATAAAGATGGATTGTTTGAACTATTTATAACGAGTTGCTATGAAGTTTTACCAAGGAAGATTTCAACCAAAGTTTCCAGAAAAATACAAGGGTGACCCGACCAATATCATCTATCGTTCGAGTTGGGAACTCAACTGCATGGCATACTTCGATAAGACTCCAGAGATCGTTTGGTGGGCAAGTGAGGAGTTTGCTATTCCTTATGTCTCTCCCATCGATGGCAAAAGACATCGATACTTTCCTGATTTTATTGTAAAAACGAGCAGCGGTGATGTTGTTGTATTTGAAGTCAAACCAGCAGCACAGTCTAAACCACCTGAAAAGAAATCACGTGTCACCAAGAAATACATCAACGAAGTCAAGACATGGGGCATCAATCAAGCAAAGTGGAATGCTGCTGCTGAGTTTTGTGCTGATCGTAATTGGAAATTTCAAGTCATAACAGAGGAACATCTCTTCGGCAAAAAGAATAAATAGGGAATATGGCAAGTGTATTTGACGATATTCTCTTAAAAGGTGTTCGCTCAGGGCAAATCCCTGCACGCACTCGTGCAGCACGTGATTGGTTCCGTGGCGTTGCTTCTGGGACATCCAAAAGCAGAGCAAATCCAGATAAGATCATTTCAGAATACAAAGAAACCGCAGGACGCCCAACCATTGGGAAAATGTATCACTTCTTCTATGATCCAAAGGGAAAGTCTACTCTCCCATACTATGATCGCTTTCCACTAATCTTTATGGTTGGTCCAGCATCAGGTGGATTCTATGGGATCAACTTACACTATTTGCCACCAAGACTTCGTGCTAAGTTGATGGATAGTTTATATACAATCACAACGAATAAAAAATATAATGAAACAACTCAACTTGCGTTATCATATGATGTATTGAAGGGTGCAAGTAAGTTCAAGTATTTTAAACCAACTTTCAAGCATTATTTGACTGGGCATGTAAAGTCAAGATATATTGAAATTCAACCAACAGACTGGGACATTGCCTTGATGTTGCCAACGCAGCGTTTTGAGAAGGCATCTGCTAACAAAGTTTGGGGTATCTCAGGGAGTATGATCTAAATGGCATCGTTTCTAAGCAAAGTAGCAAAAGATGTTGCTGGTTCCGTAGTAAGCGGAGCAATTAACAAAGTATTGGGTGGCGTTTCAACTCCACAAAGCACTGGACTCAGTGTACAGAATATTCTATCCACTATTAATAAATCTGGCGTTGCCAAATCATCTCACTTTGAAGTTCAAGTTATTGGTCCAAAAGGACCACTAACGAATAAACTGGACACCAACTACGAGCGTGAGATGATCTATCGTGCAGATTCTTGCGAACTTCCTGGTCGTACCATTCAAACAACAGACTATAAGTTTAGCAACTATGGTCCAATGAGCAAACTTGCATATGGTCAACAGTATGGAGATAGCAGCATAAGTTTTATCATGAGCGAAGATCTGCGAGAAAAAGAATACTTTGAACTGTGGCAAGATAGCATGGTCAATACAGGTGCATTTGAAGTTGGTGGTGGGCAACCAAATCGTTCTACCTCGAAGTTCAATGCGAGATATTTTGATAACTATGCAGGAACAGTTATCATAAGACAATATGCCACTGCTGGCGACTTGCGCTCTATTCATACACTAAAAGAATGCTATCCGATTATCATCAATCCAATCTCAATGACATGGGGAGAGGATAATCTTGTAAGAATGTCCGTGACATTTGCGTTCAGATATTACACTGCAGTATTCAATAAGCAAGATCAAGCAGGAATGGGTTATGGTTTCAGTTTGAAACTTGGCAAGGGTGGATTGCAAGGTTCTTTGCGTTTGCCTGGAATTGGTACTATCGCTGGTGGCGGTGGTTTTGGAACACAAGCAAATTTGGATCCACTTAAGAAAAGGATTGTTTCTGCGATATTATAAAATGATTGGAGATTATTATGGCGTTACCATCGTTAGCGATTCCTGAATTTAGAGCAAATTTACCATCAACTGGGAAAGAAGTTAGATTTAGACCTTTCCTTGTAAAAGAAGAAAAGATTCTTTTGATGGCACTTGAAGGCGGAGACGAAAAAGAAATTATTAATGCAATTCTGAATGTTTTGCAAAATTGCATTTTAGATGATCTTGATGTCAGAAAGATGCCATCATTTGATGTTGAATATTTGTACATGCATTTGCGTGCTAAGTCTGTTAATGAAATTATCTCAATGAGACTTGGTCATAGAAACAGCGAATGTTTGCACAAAACAGATGTAGAGATTCCGATCAATGATATTAAGGTTATTGGTAAAATCTCAAATGGTGTTGTTAAGTTGACAGACACTGTTGGGATTAAATTCAAATATCCTGGAATCGAAGATCTCAATGTAATCGGTGATGCAAAAACGGAAAACATTTTTGAGTTGATCTATCGTTGTGTTGAAAGTGTGTATGATGAAAATGATGTTTACACAGAGTTTGATAGAGAAGAACTAGAAGAATGGTTGGAACAACTCAACAAAGAACAGTTTGAAAAAATTGGGGGATTCTTTTCAGAGATACCAAAGTTATCATATATTGTTAATTGGACTTGCCCAGCATGTGGTGAGTCTGATTCTGCAAAGGTGGAGGGTTTGGCAAGTTTTTTTATCTAAGCATGATACATGATTCGCTGGCAAATATGTATCAGATGAACTTTGCCCTAATGCATCACCATAAATATTCTTTGACTGAATTGGAGAATATGATACCTTGGGAGCGAGACATTTATGTTGCGCAGCTGCGCCAATATCTGGAAGAACAAGAAGAACGACTAAAACAGAGACGATAAATGGCAACAGTAAAACAAAAAACAAAACAAAAGACTTTGCCGACAGTCAATAAAGGTGTCGAAAAGGCTCAGTTGCAAGCAGCTTCTATGCAGGCGCAAGCAACAGAGAAAGCAGCACAGGCATCAATCGAAGCAACCAGTAGACTTGGTGCAAGACTTGGTGGTGGACTAGCAAATATCTCTGGTGGTATTCGTGAACTTCGTAAGAGCATTGACACCCAAACTGTATATTTGGAGAACATGTGGGATCTTCAAGCAACCAAGTTTGAGTGGGAAAAACTGCAAGGACTATACCAAGAAGAAAGGGATAGAGAACTTGCACGAGCAGTCGGGAGCAGCGAGACATTAGGTGATCAACCTGGAGAGGGGTTTGGTAAGACTCCACAATCACAAGCTCCTGGATGGTTGTCTGGTTTACTCTCTAGTCTTGGGTTGGGTGCACTTGCTCCAACAATTGCCAATCTTGCCAAAGTAACTGGATCTTTGGGTCTTGCAGTTGCACCTCTTTTAGCAATGAAGAAGGTTGCTGACTGGGCAGAAGAAACAGAAACAACTCGCACCGATAAAACAACTGGCAGATTGACTGGCGAAGGTGGGGTTGAGAATCCGCTTACTGATATTGCCAATATTGGAATGAGCATTGGTGGCGTTGGGTTGAAAGAAGATCAAATTGATCCTACGGTTGCAACTGCGGAAGCAATGGCTCGTAGAATGAAAGATGCTGAAGAACGAGTACAAAAGTCTAGAGCAAGATTAGATGATCTCGCCGAACGAATTGCTGAGGCACGTGAAGAAGGAGACCAGCAGCGTTTAGAAGTCCTTGAGGGTCAAATGCGAAATGAGATGCAGAATCTCAAGGATGTAACTGCTAAGAGAGAAGAATTCCAAAAGCAGGCGCAAGAACAAATTGGCGAAGGCAAAAGAATCAGTGAAGAAGAATGGAAGCAAGCAACTGAAGATGTAATCAGTGTCTTTGATGGTCTTGGTCCTGGACAAATCGCCGTTGCTGCTGACGATCTTAGAATCAAAACTGAAAAAGAACTTGAAGCAGTTCGACAGGAAAATGAAGATCTAATCAATAAGGCAGGTGCTGCGCTCTCAGGTTCTGATGTTCAATGGGAAATGGATAAGAAAGCCCAAGAACGGAAGGATGCTTTGCAAGCAGAAAGAAAAGCAGCACAAGCAATGCCAGAAGGAGCAGAAAAAGAAGCAGCTCTTAGAAAGGCAGGTGTCTATACAGATCAAAAGGGGAGAGAAGATTGGGAAGCATTATCTGAAGAGGATAAACTAAAACGCTTCAAGGGAATGGAAGCGACGCTTGAAAGAACCAAAGAACTGTATTCAAAAGATGGTCTTTCTGAGCAGGAACAAAAACAACTGGATGCAATGAAGCAAAACATGTTCAAGGACTACATGCTTGAATGGCAGAAGTCTTTGAGTGAAGGTGTCAAAGTTGAAGAAATTAAACCAGAAGATGCTGTTCAACCTTTTGTTCCTGGACAGATCTCACCAGCACCAAGTGCTTCTGGTGAGGGTGTTGGTGCAAAGGTAAATGCTCAGTCTAAAGAAGTTTCACAGGCGAACATTTCTGCTCCAACGAATAATATCGCTGCACCTGTTACCAACAATAATGTTAACAACACAACCAATGTGAATAACACCACAGTTGTTCCGCCAAGTGCAACTCGCAGCAGATCAGCCGGAATGGGTGGAATGGGTAGAAAACCAACTGCTTTCGAACAAAGATACTGGTAAGTGCGGATAAAAAAAGGGGAGACCGAAGTCTCCCCAAAAAACACTCACATCAGAAAGGCATCAATCTTCTTCTGCGAGCTTTTCAAAGAACGATAGATTATCATCGTCATCATCATCGAAGGAAACTTCATCGCTTACCTTTGGTGCTGGAGCAGACTTCATCTCAGGTGCCTTAGCAACAGGTGCTGGTTCATAATCTTCTGCCTTAGTCGCAGGAGCATTCAAACCCAGTACACGATCCAACTTCGCCTTCAGTTCCTCATAAGACTTGAAGTGCTTACGATCAAGGAAATCTGCAAGACTGTACATTGAATTGTACACCTTTTCAAGTTCGTCATCATCACCAGCAAGCAGAGGAGATGCAGAATCAAACTCTGACTTATCATAGTTACGATAACCTTCTACATTACGAATCTTCAACTTGAAGTCAGCACCACCCCAGAAGTCGAAAGGATTGATTGCATCCTCATCTTCAAACTGTGGATTCATTGCTTCGTTCAACTTATCCCAAATCTTCTTGCCGTACTGGAACAGGAATACCTTACCTTCATTGGCAGGATTCGCTGGATCCTTAACAACATAGATGTTTGAGTAATACTTCAGACGACGCTTTTGCTTGCGTGCCTGTTCCTTACCAGCATCCGTACCGTTATTCCACAACTGAGAGTTGAATTCACCAACAGGATCCTTTTCGCCGATGGTAGTCAAAGAGTTTTCGATGTACCAACCACCTGGACCTTGGAAACCATGATCAAACAAACGAACGAAAGGAAGATCTTCGCCGTTTGGTTCAGGAAGGAAACGAATGACTGCGAAACCATTACCAGACTTGTCCACCTCTGGCTTCCAGAAACGATCGTCCGCACCAGATGACTGCTGCTGGCCACCGCTGGAAAGTTTGCTTGATTCTTGAACTAGACGTGACAGAGAATTGCCACGGGACTTTTTAAGTGCTGCAAAAGACATATGTATTATCCTCGTATAAACAGTGTATTAATCGTATCCACAGTATTCATAATATAAGAGTCAATTATACCGCAATCATGCATATAAGTCAAGCACTATTTTACGATATTTTGACTTGTCAATAAGTACCGCTTGGTGGAGGAATGGGCGATACTTTTCCATCAGAAAACGATGGTCATCTAGCATTTTGTCTCCATACTTTGACCATACTTTACTATATCCAACCAGATCATCTAGAATGACCATCGTTTCCAACGAAACCTTCTTGCGAAGATACAGACGATAGAGTAATGGATGTTTGCCATCAATCATCATCAACGCACGATCCAAACTTTCTTCGGTATCGCACATATTCATTATATCCTCTTTGAATGTGTAAGTCAAGCTATCTATTCTCGACTTCCACTTCTTCATATTCATAAGATTCTCAACTGACCAAAGATTGCCGATCCAATGCTCTGTGCCAGAGGTGTAGTTTGCTAACAGAAATTCTAAGAACTCATCTCGTTTGAATTTACGAGATGCTTTCTCAAAGAAATAACGATCTTTCCGACCAAGAAAAGTTGCTTCGTTGACTTTTACTTTGCCATTGTATTTGAAGAAATCATAAGATTTGCGAGTGAAGTGTTGATTCACCGCAAGATAGGTGCGATAAGTATCAAACGCTGACATATGTTCATCCATCAAATAGGTAGTCGAGCAGACTTCTTAATCACATTAGCGTCTTGTGCTTCTACAAGCATCTTTTCTTTTATTAGAGGGGAAATTAGTTTGGCGGCAGTTTCAACTTCCATCTCATTTTCTTCGCACCAGTGTACGATTGCATCAAGATAGGAAATTCGGTGATCCCGCACCATTGTCTCGATTAGCATCGAGAACTTGTCTTTCGTCATCACATCGATCATGAGAACCTTTCACATTCATTACAATTAGGAATATTGCATCCTTCGCACTTCAACACAGCGGAAGAATTTGTTAGCAAATGCAATTTGTTATATGCATCTTCTATTGTACTAGGATTAGAGATGATAGTCAATCCATTGTGAATCTTATAGTTGCCTCTGGTTGTATCATGATACACCGTGTAGTTTGAAATTGAGGCAACTTCTTGAAGCACAGAATCTAACTCCCTTCTCTATCAGAAAGACTTAGTATATAGCCGATTGTGGTTTTTGTCAAGGTTTAATTAGATCCAAGACACTCTTTTAATGCGTCGTATCCGCCAATATTGATGGCTTCGATGCCCTTCATCTTAAGAAAGTTTTTTGCGGTCTCAGATCTTGCACCTGAGCGACAATAGAGCAAATACTTATCAAAAGAGGATAGACGTGAGAGATCCTCAGGCAAACAATGGACTGCGTTTGGAAGATGCCCATGGTAGAATTCGTGAGCGGTGCGAACATCTACTATTGTCCATCCCTGCTCTTCTACCATTTGCTTCAGAATCTTGCATTGTTGCTTGTCTAACATTTCCCTTGATAATCTTGAATTGCTGCTTTGATTGCGTCTTCAGCCAAAACAGAGCAATGAATTTTTACTGGGGGCA